ACACGAGAACGGCACTATCCACGATGAAGTTGGTATGCGCCACTACTATGCAGAGTGGAGCAAATGGATGGGCTTAGACGCGAGTAACTCTTGGCAGTTAGCGGCGTAGTCATGTTCTGTGTCATTGTAGCTAATCCGATTGAGGTGAGAGCTACTGTACACTCTACTCACAAATGGTTTTCTCAATGTCACGTAGCTATAACTGAGCATGGGTTCGACAATCCTGATGCAAATTGTTTCTGTGTTGAAATGGATAAAGAGAATGACTGATACAGAAAAGCCCGTAGCCGTTAAAATTACTGAAAACAGTTTTGAACTAATACTGAGAATACTGGGTAACGAGTTTATTGCTATCCGTGTAGGTTCAACCAACTTTAGCGGCAAATTGATAGCAGGTAGTATACTATTATTGTTCTTTACCTTCATGCTGCTAGAGGTGTTTGGTTTATCTAGGATACTGGGTATAGAATGATAGAGTTTGTTTTGTTCGTATACATGAACTCTCAGTTAATAAACAAAACTCAAGTGTTTGAAGACATGGACAGGTGTCTTTATTTTGCTCACAGATTATCTAGTCAACGCCCTGTTCCATTACCAGAAGGGGGTAGGTCCAGAATAACCGCGATTTGCAAACCACAACCAAAACGAAAGTAAACCAATGATTGCAGAAACACTTGCAGGTATAGCACTTGTAAAAAGTGCCGTAGACGGTATTAAATCTGCGATAGGAACCGCCAACGATATTGGGGATATAGCAGGTTATATAGACAACCTGTTCGAGGGCGAAAAACAGGTACAGCAAAACCGTAACAAAAAGGCGGGTAGCGCAGGTTTAGGTGACCAGTTTGGTGTGGACACTGTTGCACGGGAGGTCATTGACGCTCGTATCGCTGCAGAGAAGCTCCAAGAAGTGGCTACAATGGTGGACATGAGGTTTGGTCCGGGAACTTGGAAAGGCATCGTAGCTGAAAGAGCGAAGCGTATTCAGGCTGCAAAGGAAGCTGCAGCCGCCGCAAGAAGAGCCGAAATCCTACGACAAGAAGAAATAATAGAGAACATCAAGGTAGGAGCTATAGTGACTGCAGTGATTGCGATGGCATTTGGTTTGCTTATTATGATGATGATTTCTACTGCGTCTGGTCTTATTAATTAAATTTCTTGACTAAACTTCAAAATTAATATATAATACTTTTGAAGGGAATACTATGAAACAACTGGCAATAGACGCATTGCGTCACAGATATGAGGCACAGAAAAAAAGTGCAAAATATACTCTCACAAATTACCTCGAAAATCCAGCAGCTATTGGAGAACATCCTAACCTTCTTGAAGAAATGGACAAAGCTATTGGAAGCTGGGAAGAAGCGAATAGTAAGCTTGAAGCATTGGATGAAATTGAAGATAATAGGTATCCGTCCTTGTTTGACTAAATACCTCGCATGGGGTTTGCTGTATTGCGGCAGGCCCTTTACTTGTATTGGCAATTGGTTTTGGAAACGCCATCGTGCAGTTTTAAATTGGAATAAAAAGTGATACGCCATCAACTTCTTAAACCAATGCACTTGAGAAGAACACAATTTCTCCCCGTATACAAGAAAGAAGATTTAAAGTTTATACGTACCCTATCTGGTGGGGTGAAACAGTATAAACTAAAACAAAAGAAGAGCAAACCGACCCATGACATTTCTTGAACTAATAAACGCTGTTCTACGTGAAGTCAACGAAGTCGAACTTACAACAATTGGTTCGAGCAGGGGTATACAAACTTCTGTAAAGGATTTTATAAACAAATCACAGCGGGATATCATAAACTCTGAAGTTCAATGGCCCTTTACTATTGTGTCTGCTTCTTTTACTACGACTGCAAGCACAGGGGAATATAGTCCCCCTGCTAACACAAAGACAATAGATTTTGATACCTTTACTGTTCAAGAATCTACAACCACTTCAGAGACAACCTTAAAGTATTTATCATTTAATGAATACATTGAGAGTTTGAATGAGGCTGACACTAACCCGACGGGGGATAGTGAGGCACTTCCTAGATTTGTATATCAAACCCCTGACGAAAAAATAGGTTTATCTCCGGTTCCAGATGTATCAACCTACACTGTTCGTTATTACTATTACGCAACTCATTCAGATATGGTAGCAGCAACTGATACGCCTACTATACCTGAAAGATTCCACGACGTTATTGTGAACCGCGCTCGTTATTACACTCACATGCTACGTTCTGATACTCAGTTTTCACAGCTTGCACTGAGAGATTACGAACAGGGTTTGAACCGTATGCGTGTCGAGCTTATTAACCGTAAGGATTATATGAGAGCCGTTTAATGCCAGATACTTCACTACAGAGTCCCTATGTTGTACGTCTAGGTGGTGGTCTGGTTCTTGATAAAGATACCTTTTCTCTACCTCAAGGGGCTGCAGTACAGTTAAAAAACTTTGAACCGGACATAAACGGTGGATACCGTCGCATAAGTGGGTTTTCTAAGTTTGACTCTGCACAAGTTGGCAGTTCGTCCAGTACAATTCTTGGTGTTCACATATATAAAAACCAAGTGATTGTTGCACAGGGAACATCTGTATTTAAGAGTTCGGGTAGCGGTTACACAAGTATTGACACAGGCCGCACCAGTGCCGGAAGATACAACTTTGTAAATTACAATTTCAACGGCACTGACAAGATGATTATGGTGGATGGTGCCAACCTCGCATCCATATTTGATAACTCATCTGTAAGCGATGTAAGTGCATCCGGAAGACCTGCAGACCCGAAGTTCGTCGAGATATTTAGAAGCCACGCTTTTTATGCTGGCATGTCTGCTACCCCTCAAGAACTTATATTTAGTGTACCCTTTGATGAAGATGACTTTACAGGTGGTTCGGGTGCGGGGTCTATAAAAGTAGACGGTGTTATCGTAGGTATAAAAGTCTTCCGTGAAAACCTGTTTGTTTTTTGTGAAGATTCAATCTTTAAGGTAACAGGTTCAAGCCTTTCAGATTTTGCCGTTGTTCCTGTAACCAGAAAGATTGGTTGCGTGGATGGCTTTAGTATTCAGGAGATATCAGGTGACATTGTTTACCTTGCTCCCGACGGTTTGCGAACCATTGCTGGTACTGAAAGAATTGGTGACGTTGAACTTGGAACCATATCCAAACAAATTCAGCCCCGCCTAGATAATGTTACAACTGACCGTATATCATCTCTTGTAATCCGAAAGAAGAGTCAATACAGATTATTTTTTCCGGGGGATTCTCAAGCTGTAGGTTCTGCTTCAGGAATTATAGGCGTTATAAAGTCCGGTGTAGAGGGCGGTGTTGGATGGGAATACGCTGACATAATAGGAATGAAACCTGCTTGTTGTGCTTCAGGGTTTATTAGCGGGACTGAAACCATAATTCACGGCGGGTACGACGGGTACGTATACAAACAGGAAGATACATCGAAGTTTGACGGAACAAACATATCTGCTTTGTATGAGTCTCCGGCTTACACGATGGGGGATGTTGGCATCAGAAAAATGATGCAAAGAATTATCTGGAACTACAATAACGAAGGCCCAGTTGATTCAGACTTTCGGATTAGATACGATTTCGGTTCCACTAGCATACCCCAACCTAACCCTTACCCATTAACTATTGGTGGCTCTTCAGCCATCTACGGAACTAACGCATACGGAACAGCGGTGTACGGCTCATCAGGGGAGCCGATTGTTCGACAAAGTATTGAGGGTAGCGGATTTACCGTGTCTGTTCGTTTAGANGATGCAGATGGTGCCGACCCAATTTCAATTAAAGGATATCAACTGGAATTTACTCCGGGTGGAAGGAGATAAAACATGGCAGGTTACACCCGTCAATCAACATTCTCAGATGGTGATGTTATCACCGCTGCACACAGTAACGATGAATTTAACCAAGTACTTGCGGCGTTTGTAAACACATCTGGTCACAAACACGACGGCACGGCAGCAGAAGGTCCAGTCATTGGTTTGATTGGAGACCCCGGTGTTGCCACGCCTCTAAACAAAGTTGTTGTTGACAATACAAACAATCGTGTTGGAGTTTTTGTAGATGCAGGGGGTGCTGGTTCTGCCGTAGAACAGGTTCGTTTCCAAGACGGAGCAATTGTTCCTGTAACGGACAACGATGTTGACTTAGGGGCATCAGGCACAGAGTTCAAGGATTTGTACATAGATGGCACTGCTCATGTGGATGCCATTAATTACAACGGGACAGCTATATCTGCCACAGCAGCAGAACTAAACATCATGGATGGTGTTACCGCATCAACCTCAGAACTCAATATTATGGACGGTGTTACAGCAACAACTGCTGAACTAAACCTCATGGATGGTGGTACATCTGCTGGTACAACAGCGGTCGCAGGTGGGGACGGTATCGTAACTAATGATGATGGCACGATGCGCCAGACAACAGTAGATACCTTTGATACGTACCTAGCCCAGACAACTAAAACCCTTACAAACAAAACACTCACGACTCCTGTAATTGCAGAGATTGATAGTTCTTCTGACATCACCCTAGATGCTGCTGGCGATATCATTCTTGATGCAGGGGGTGCAAATGTTGTTTTCAAAGATGATGGTTCATCCATCCTTGACATTGCAAACAACTCATCTGATGTAGAACTTACTGTAAGCACAGCAGACAAGAACTTTGCCATCAAAGGCACGGATGGTTCATCTGCTATTACTGCCCTCGACATTGACATGGCTCTTGCGGGTAAGGCCACCTTTAGCGGTGACGTTGTTGTAACTGGTGATTTGACCGTTACAGGCGATGACATCACTATGGCTACGAACACCTCTGGTCACATCATGGTGGCAGACGGTACAAACTTCAATCCAGTTGCCGTATCTGGAGATGTAACAATCAGTAGTGCGGGTGCGGTAACTATCGCAAGCGGTGCTGTTGAAACTGCAATGGTCAACGCAAATGTTATTACGGGTCAGACAGCCGAAACTTCAGTAGACACATCTAATGATGTAGTGTTGATGCACGACAATTCTGCCAGTGCATTGAGAAAAATAACAGTGGGAAATTTGATATCTTCCGCTGGTGGTTTGACAGATTTAGCGTCAGACAGTTCTCCCCAGCTTGGCAACGACTTGGACACAAATTCACATAATATACTTATTGATGACGCACATTTTATCGGGGATGAAAACGGCAATGAGCAAATAATATTCCAAACAACTAGCTCTGCAGTCAATCAATTTGACGTAACCAATGCGGCAACAGGTAATCCACCTAAACTATCTGCAACAGGTGGTGATTCCAACATTGACCTTGACCTAGAGGCAAAAGGCACAGGACATGTAACAGTTCGTGGTAATAGTAACCCCGGTGCTATACAGTTTAACTGTGAAAGCAACAGTCATGGACAGACAGTTATATCACAACCTCACTCTGCCAGTGTAACTAATGTGCTTACCCTACCAGCAGGAAGTGACCAAGAAATAGTTGGTACATCCGCTACTCAAACGCTAACAAACAAAACAATAAACGCTAGTCAGCTTTCTGGCACAGTAGCTAATGCACGTCTTGACGCACAACTACAGGATGTGGCTGGACTAGCGGTAACAGATGGTGGCTTTATTGTTGGAGATGGTTCAAACTTTGTACTTGAAACAGGTTCTACTGCACGTACATCTCTTGGATTAGGCACAGCGGCAGTTACCGATACAGGAACTTCTGCTGGTAACACTGTTGTTTTAGATGGTTCCGCTAGACTACCAGCAGTAGACGGTTCTCAACTAACTAATCTACCAGCGTCGGGGGCGACCGCTGGCTTTGCAGTGGCGATGGCAATCGCATTATAATCTTGACTGCAAAACATTAATACTGTATACTATACAGAGGAGACGAAATGGCACAGGATTTTGAAAGAAACATTGCACGGAATGTTGGTACGAGCGAAGTCGTTTTACGAACCGCTAATTCCGACGATGCGCTTATTGGTATCAATATTGCTAATGTTACAACTACCCAAATCCTAATGGATGTATACATCACTGGCGCGGGTGCTACTGATGATTACTATATTATTAAGGATGCCCCAATTCCAGTAGGTTCAGCCCTGCAGGTTTTGGATGGTGGTGCAAAGATTGTAATGCAATCTGGTGACATACTTAATGTAGTAAGTGATACCGCAAGCAGCGCAGATGTTTGGGTCTCTGTAGTTGACACAATTAGTTCATAAGGAATAGAGTATGCCGTATATTGGTCAGAAAGTTCCGGGTTCCTATCAAGCTACTAAAGCTGTACAACGTTTCAATGGTGACGGTAGTGATACTACATTTACATTGACTACAACAGTATCCTCTGTGCAGGACGTGCTGGTGTCAGTTGATGGTGTTGTGCAAGATACATCAGCCTACACTATTCCTGATGGGACTACACTTACATTTACTGCTGC